AATATTCAGCAATTGGTATGTCACTAGGGGAAAAGATCCAAACGGTAATGATATATTAATCCGTGTTCCTATAATGTATGGTGACAGTAGCAGACAAGCGGCTACTATAATTGCAAATAATAGTGCGAGTAATTTACCAAGTGCACCATTAATTACATATTATATAAGTGGATTAGAATACGAACAAAATAGAACTCAAAATCCTACATTTGTTGATAAAATGCAAATTAGACAGAGAGCAGTAAATCAAGAAACTGGTGAGTATGAGCAGGTTCAGGGACAAGCATTTACTCTTGAGAGGCTGATGCCGGTTCCTTATAGATTAAGAATCACTGTTGATTTTTGGACAACTAACTATCAACAAAAATTAGAAATTATTGAGCAATTGGGTACATTATTCAATCCCGCACTAGAATTGCAAAGTACTGACAATTTTGTAGATTGGACCTCGTTAACCGCAGTATTCCAAGATGGTTTAACATTTACAAGTAGAAGTATTCCTCAAGGTACAGGTAATCCCATTGATGTATTGACTTGGAAATTTTATATGCCAATTTGGTTAACTACTGCTAGTAAGCTTAAGAAGATGGGAGTCATTCATAAAGTTATTGCGAGTATCTTTAAAGGAAAAGCATTAGAAGATATTCAAGACGAAGACTTACTGCTGGGCACCAGACAAAAAATTACCCCATATGGATATAAATTATTATTATTGGGTAATCAACTTCAACTATTGCCTCAAGCCACTGCATTCTATCCTCCCAATAGTTCAATAGAACAGCCTGTCACCCCGAATACAGACTTGTATTGGTCTAGCTTGTTAAACGTCTACGGAGCAATTAAGCCGGGCATTAGTCAGATTTGGTTACAAAATCCATATATGGAAGATGACATTGTTGGTACAATTGTGCCTAACCCAATTGATGATAGATTTCTAATTTATAATATTGACCCGGACACATTGCCGCAAAATACACTGGAGCCGATTAATGCAATCATCAATCCGCAATTGACAGGCCCTAATGCAGGATTGCCCGGACCCTTCCCCGGAACTAGATATCTTATTGTTGAAAGCATAGGATATGACGGTGATTCCACTGTTTCTTGGGGTGATTTAGTTGCAGCAGCCAATGATATCATACAATACAACGCTATTACTAATGAATGGGAAGTAGAGTTTAGTGCAGATGATGCAACTACGGTAGAATTTGTGACTAATTTGACTACTAACATACAATATAGATATGTTCCAAATGAGGGCATGTGGGTTAAGTCATTTGAAGGATGGTACGGAGAGGGTGACTATAGCATCGTTATCTAATATGATTAAACAAGCAGCTGGTGTATTCTTTTATAGCTCATCGACAAATAGATTTTTGTATCTATTACGAACAGACAAACAAACTTCAACTTGGAGTATTCCTGGTGGCGGCATAGATCAAGATGAAACATTACTTGAAGGTATTGCAAGAGAGTGTATAGAAGAAATGAATTTTGATATTTCTGATTGTAAAATTATACCTATTCAAAAATTTGTGAATGGTAACTTTACGTATCATACGTTTTTTTGCGAAATCAAAAAAGAATTTATTCCTACATTAAATCATGAACATGTAGGTTATGCTTGGGTAAAAGAAGGACAATATCCAAAGCCTTTACACCCCGGATTATTTTCTACTGTGAATATTGATATTGTACTTGAAAAACTGAATAGTCTTACTTGATTACATTCCGAAAAGTTTCTCTACGAAAGGGAATCCAATTGCGCCTGCTAGGATTCCAGCTCCCATAAGCATCCATCTCCATTTTTCTAGAGCGGATACTTTCTTTTCAACTTTGTCGTGTTGGGCTTTATTTTCTTCTTGGAAGTTTGTAATGAGTTGTTGTGTTGCAGATGCAGATACATCAATATGAGAGCGCAAATCCTTCAGGTCAGTCTTAATATCATCCATTTTTTCATTTAGATATCCATACTGTACCTGAAGGACTGCAATTTCGGTCTCAGTCTCTTTAATCTTTTGAACTGTAGAAGCCTGAGCCATAGTTTATTCCTTATGCGTTGCCAATTGTTACGATTGGGTAAGGCTGTGCGTTTCCTGCATCCGGAGCAGCAGCACTATTGAAGCTTGAGTATGCTGGGTTAGCATTCTGCAATACAATGTTGCCTGTTGCAACAGGACCTGAAGTTGCAGTGAACAATTCAGCAGTGTGATCGCTCAAGCTCTGAACCTTAACAGTTCCTGAGTTAGCATAAGTTGCAGTGATAGTCATTGTGTTTGCAAGCAATGCTGTATTAGCAACATTAGCTGTATAAACAGCACCGGTTAAGCCAGATGATGTTCCAGTAACAAGATACTTCTGCTTGCCCTTTTGACGAACGATGTAACCTGCTTCAGGTGTACCATATGTCAATGCAATTCCTGAAGCGTTAGCAGTTGCATTTGCTGCAAAAGTAGCAAAAGTTGCATTTGCATTTGCAATGTCAGCTACAGTACCGAGAATTGCACCGTCTGTGTTATAGACGATTGTACCATCAGCTAATGTATTTGCGAGGTCAGTTCCGACACCATCAATATTTGCACTATCGTCTGCTACTGTAATGGTACCTTCACCGGTCAAACCAATGCAAACATTAGCAAGAACTTGCTTACCAAATAGTGCAGTGTTGCCACCGACTACTGAGTAAGTGTTTGCATTTGTTGATGGCCATTGAGGACCAGTTGGGTTGTTGAAGTACATGTCAACTGGAGCAACAGTAGTTGCAACGGTACCTGATGCTGTTGTTACTGTTTTTGGTGTTGATGTTGGGTTAGCATTAAGTGGAGTTGTTGAGACAGTAAATGTGCTGTTGTTGCCTGCATTTACTACCTTAAGAATCCAGTACAGTGTACCGGCAGTGAGAGTGCCGATATTTGTTGCAGTCACGAATGGCATACCTGCAATGATACCAAGATTAGTAAAGTTTGCAGAGGTAGTTACGAGACTGGTTGATGCTGTAGTATTTGTGATTGTTACGACTGCTTGTGCTTTAGCAATCTTTAGTGGACGACCCATTTGTTTTCTCCTTATGAAAAGCGAGTTCTAGTCGCTACGCAGTGGGTACTGCATAAGTTCTCCTCATTGAGAACGTTACAATGTATTTAGCTTTTTTGCGTAATTATTCGGTACCTGTATCAGCATGTGGCATACCTAATTCTGTTACTGAGAATGCTCCGGCAGTTCCTGCAACATTAATGTAGGCGAAATAGTTACCCTGACCTACAATATAGTTGTTATCTACTGTGTTTGCTGGAATGATTTCACAGGCTGTAAGATTAGCAGTAACATTAGCATCACCTACGTTGATTGCAATCGCTGAAGTTGTGGTTGCGATTCTAATTTTATCTGTTGCAAGAGGCCCAATGTTTGCACTTGACCCGCCTGCTGTTTGAATATACGATGCCATTTTATTATCCTTATAATCTACCGACTGCTACTTCAATGACGCCTTCGTACCCGTCAAAGTCTTGTAATGCTTTACCTATAACTGTACCCATTGTAGGGAACTGATTTGGTCTTGCGAATCCGTTGCCACCTGAAATGAGCATGTCGCCTTTACTAATCTTGCCACGAACCTTACACGGTATACGACCCTGTAGTGCTACGGCTGTTAGTAGTCCGGGGCATGTAGCGTTCATTACATATGCTGGGTTCGTAGAGACTACGCCGGCTACTTTACTTGTGCCGTCATCCGCAAGAGTAACTTCTTTATCTCCACCAAACATCAACACCGTGCCTGGTTCATAAGTAACATCCGCTTCGTAATATTCTGCAAGGTCAGCGTATGTTGATTCAAGTCTTGATCCGGCAGTTAGTGTCCAATTGCCTGTTATATTACCGGCAGTGGTGTTTGCGCCTGCGGTAATTTGAGTAGTAGTTAACGCTCCACTGACCGTAAGACTAGATAGTGTACCAACTGATGTGATGTTTGGCTGCGCCACAGTAGTTAGTGTACCCGTTAGTAATGTTGCACCAATTGTACCTGAGTTAGCATAGACATTGCCGGCTGTAGCATTACCGGAAACTGCCAAACTAGTTAAAGTACCAACACTTGTAATGTTTGGTTGAGCCGCAGTAGTAACAGTACCGGCAGTTGTTGCGCTTGTTGCCGCGCCACTCAATGCACCAACAAACGTAGTTGCGGTGATAGAGTTGTTTGATAGGTTAGCAATGAGGCCAGTGCTTGTTAGTTCTGTTATGTTACCTGTTGCTGCATTAGCAAAGATAAGGAAGTTATTGCCTGTACCAGCAGCTACGCTGATGAAGTCAGCAACGTTTGCATAGGCAACATTTAGGTTTGATACACGAGTCGTTGAGGTTACTGTCAATGGAGCAGTGCCAGTTGCAACGTTAGAAGTTAAGGTGCTTGCTGTTACTGCGCCCGAAACACCCAAACTTGTTAGTGTGCCAACACTCGTGATGTTTGGTTGGGCATTTGTTACTACTGTTCCGGCTGTAGCAGCGTTAATTGAATAGTTACCGCTTAGTCTTGCTGTAGGAACAGTTCCGCTTGACAAGTTACTTGCATTGATTTCAGATAATCCACTAGCGTTACCTGTAAACACCCCTGTGTTAGCAGTGATGTTAACACCAGTGATTGTTCCATTTACGCCGAGACCGGTTAGTGTACCCAAACTTGTAACATTGGGCTGTGCCGCTGTAGTCAACGTACCAGTATATAGAGTAGAGATTAATGCTCCTGTTGCAGCATTGAATGAGATATTTGCATTAGCACCTAATGCACGATTTCCGGTTGCGCTGCTGCTTACGAATACAGGGAAGAAAGTTCCTGTAGTTTGATTAGTGACTACGCCAAAATCACTAACATTAGCATAATTGACACTTAAGTTGGCAACTCGTGTAGTACTAGTAACTGTTAATGGAGCGGTTCCCGTTGCAATGTTTGATGTTAGTTGCGGTGCGGTAATAACTCCGGTCGCATTTACATTTCCAGTGTTGACGTTTCCTACTGCGGTCAATGTACTCGCTGCGTTGTCCCAAACTAAAGTTGCGCCACCTCGTAATATACCACTTGCATAATACTGAACTGACCCTTCGACACCATCTGCTGCGGTTGAACCTCCTCCGCTAACTGTCGCAATAGCTCTACCACCAGTAGCATAAACATTAGCACCAGTTAAGGTGGCGGTTACTAAAGATTTAGCATTACCGGCAACGCCGTTTGCTAATAATTCTTCAGATACCGTGATTGTTGTGCCGCCAGGAATAGTCTTAATATAGTAAGGAACGTTGTTCTCTAATGTACTGTTTCCTAAGTCACCTAAAAATTCTACTTCTTGATTTACTGTGAATGGTGCCGAGTTGCCTACCGTTATAATATTAGTAGAAGCAGTCGTACCTGTCACTGTAGTAAATGAATATGCGTTAAATCCGCCAGAATTTATCGGAGTAACAAGGCCAACATCGGAATAAAGAGCAAAGGTATTAGAAGTTAACACATCAACGAAATAAGTGTTACCGTTAAGATTTGCCATTCCTTGTGCATCGGTAATAGTAATGCGCAAGCCATCAGTCAAGAAGTTGTCTTGAGTAGTAGTGACTACAGCAGGACTAGC